AAGAAGTTGCAGAGCACGGTATGCGTCACAGCACACTAAGCGCACAAATGCCAAGCGAATCAAGTTCGGTTGCTTCTAACGAAACAAACGGCATTGAACCTCCACGTGCAGCAATGAGTACCAAGAAGTCCAAGAAGGGACCGTTAAAGCAAATCGTTCCACAATACGGCAGCTTGAAAAACAACTACTCGTACTTGTTTGAAGAAGGTGTACAAGATGGTTATGTTCGTATCGTTGCAGCAATGCAAAAATACTTTGACCAAGCTATTTCAGGCAACTGGAGTTACAATCCAATGCATTATCCAAACAACGAAGTGCCAATGAGTATCATGTTCCGTGACTTGTTGACAACTTACAAGTTGGGCTGGAAAACTTCGTACTATCACAACACATACGATATGAAAGGTGAGGACGAAGACACGCTTGACACCACTGCCGCACCTATGCTACAATTGGAACAAGTCAATGATGACGATTCCGAGGCCTGTGAGGCTTGCACAATCTGATGAAAAGAAAATAAAATAATATGTCAACAGTTTTTAATAAGGATAAAGTAGACTTCACCAAACAGCCTATGTTTTTTGGTGAAGCACTTAATGCCCAACGCTTTGACGTATTCAAGTACCCTGTGTTTGATAAGCTAACACAAACACAACTTGGATACTTCTGGCGCCCTGAAGAAGTGTCACTGCAAAAAGATCGCAGTGACTATCTTGACTTCCGCGATGAACAAAAGTTTATCTTTACTGCAAACCTAAAGTATCAGATCTTGTTAGACTCTGTTCAAGGCCGTGGTCCAGCAATGGCATTCATGCCTTACTGTTCACTGCCTGAACTCGAAGGTTGCATGAATGCATGGCAGTTCTTTGAGAACATCCATAGTCGCAGTTATACACACATTATCAAGAACATCTACTCTAATCCAAGCGAAGTGTTTGACACAATGCTAGATGATGAAAAGATTATTGCTCGTGCCAAGTCAGTGACAAAGGCATACGACGAGTTCATTGAAGCTGCACAACAATTTACAGTGGCTGGTAAAGGAACCATGCGTGAAGTTAAAACAAAGCTGTTCTTGGCAATGGTTAATGTTAACGCACTTGAAGCACTTCGCTTTTATGTCTCCTTTGCTTGCAGTTTTGCCTTTGGTGAATTAAAGAAGATGGAAGGCTCGGCCAAGATCATTAGTTTGATTGCCCGAGACGAAAGCCAACACCTAAGCATCACAAGCCACATTATTAAAAATTGGCTAAAGGGTGATGATCCCGAGATGCAAGAAATCGCCAATGCTAACTTGCATCTGATTGGTGAGATTTATGATCAAGTTGTTGCCGAAGAAAAAGATTGGGCTGACTATTTGTTTAGCCATGGTGCTATTGTTGGCTTAAACGCAAAACTATTGCACCAGTACGTTGAACACGTTGCCAATAAGCGACTAAAAGGTCTTGGCGTTGAAACACGTTATGACCGCAGCGCAAATGATAATCCTTTGCCTTGGACTGACCATTGGACAAGTAGCAAAGGCCTGCAAGTGAGCCCACAAGAAACGCAGATTCAAAGCTATATCATTGGTGGCATCAAGCAAGACGTAAGCAAAGATACCTTTGCTGGATTTAAACTTTAATAGGCTATATATGCATCAATATGTGTCTCCTGCATAAATAAGTGCATGGGACACATATACAAAATTACAAATCAAGTAAACGGCAAATCATACATAGGATATTCTGATCATGTAGAATCCAGATGGAATGATCACAAGACTGGCAAGGGTAGCAAGCTGGTGTATCAAGCGATCAAGAAATATGGCATTGAAAATGTTACATTCGAAATCTTAGCAGAAGATAGTGTAGCAAGCGAAGACATGTATATCCAACTACACAACACTATGGCACCAAATGGGTATAACTTGACTCCTGGTGGCGGCCCTCCTCCTAATCATAAGGGAAAGACATACGAACAAATATATGGCAAAGATGCTGCCGAATTGCAAAAACAAAAAAGATTACATACTAAAATTGCAAATAATCGATTAGGCGGAGTCCGTAAGCATAGCGATGATATTAAAAAACAAATACGTGAAAGTGTTATCATTGCACATGCCAACAGAGATTGCTCGCACAGTGAAGATACAAAAAATAAAATAAGCCAAGCAAATAAAGGAAGATTAGCAGGCACCAATAACCCTAAAGCTAAGAACTGGATACTAATTGATCCGTCTGGTAAAAACCACTATGCTCGTGGAAATCTTCGTAATACGTGCAAAGAACTTGGGCTCAGTTATGCTACTATGCATAAAGCCTACGCAGAAAATAGAATTCCTAACAGAGGCTCAGCGGCTGGTTGGCAAATAAAACATGATAATTGATGCAGTATTGCCAGCTCTTGACGACCTCAAATTGCAAACAGCAATGAGCACATTGGGATGCAATAATGTGGCGTTTATACCAATTATACAAAAGCCGCATACTCGGGTAGATCGTTGTCACGCCAATGTTGAATTGTATGTTACAATGTATGGTGGCAAAAAGTTAACCGGGTATTATGTAGCAGTAAGTGCAAGCGAAGACAAGTGGATAGCAGTCAAGCACAGTGTATGGAATAACGACGGCATAGTCGACATTACGCCTGTTGATGATAACCGTACTCATAATGTGTTTATTTGGGGAAATGATCATTTGTTTACGGATGTTTATAGCAACTGCAATCAGATAAATTATAATGAGAAGGTTACATATGAAGATACCTTTGCTGGATTTAAACTTTAAGGAAAAAAATGTTAATTGATGTTAAACGTGATGGTGATGTAGTAACTCTAAAGATGAGTTCCGGTGAAGAGCTGATTGGTACTTACAAAGATGATGATAACTCAACATACACCATTGATCGTCCAGTGACACTAAGCGTAGGACCAAAAGGTGGCCCAGCACTTACACCATACTTGATGACTGTTAATCCAGGCAACACACGCAACCTAAAGATCAACAAGGCCCTGGTAGTGTGCATGGCAAACACTGACAAAGAACTTGCTGACCAATACAGCAGTGCCATGAGTGGTATTCAAGTTGCCCCAGCTGGATTAAAGTTCTAATGCCAGCAGTTCATCGGCAGGGCGATGCTAACGATGGTGGTGGCATCATTGAAAGTGTTGCCCAAGGTACAGTTTACATTAACGAGCAACTAGCAAGTGTTGATGGAAGTGGTGTGGCGGGCCACGACCTGCATCTGCCTACTGCTACAGCAAACGGTAGCCCCACAGTGTTTGTTGGAGGCATTCCTGTAAATCGAGCAGGTGATGCCGACGAGTGTGGGCATAGTAGGGCAGACGGTAGCCCAGATGTACATGTAGGTTAAAATGAAATCTCCCATAAATAGCTGGGAGATTTCATTATGTGCAACCCAAAAGCGCCTGGCGCAGGCAAAAGATTAACAACAGCAAGCGGGGTAATATATTACCCTAACACCCCCGAAGGTGATATCGCAATGCGAGCCGACATGGCCGCAACAATGGGCGCAGCCGCCGGCGAAGATAGTCAACCGGCAACACGCAGTATTGAACCAGACAATAACGTGCCTAAAGATTGTGCAGAATATACTGACGCAATGTGGGACACTAAATGTAGCAAATATTTTAGATATTCTAACATGACACGCCAGCCAGTTAACGGCAGCGTAGATAAAAAAATTGGAGCATGTAATTGGAAAGCTCTGTGTGAAAATGTATTAGACCCAATTAAAGAACAATTCCCGGGTATGACTATTAGCTCAGGGTTCCGCCCAACTTCATTCAATGGATCAACAAGCGATCATACGAAGGGCAAAGGGGCCGACATACAGTTGTTGCAAGGTGATGCAGTTGAAGGTGCAAAGAAAATGTTTAAATGGATTGGTGCATCAGGCTTACCATTTAGTCAGCTGATCTTTGAAGGACGTTGGGTACATGTAGCGTATAATGGAGCTACATCGCCTAGTATTGCAGTATTGGTAACACGTAACGGCGCCGCCCCTTATCAAAACGGTGGCGGACGGGCTGGCACGGCATTACCACCTGACCTACGCTGGGCATAAGTAACACACTATGGCAAATATCCCAGTTATCCCCGGCGTTAGTGTTGCAACCAAAGGCATTCTAAACAAGCCAATCAAAGACATCATTTGTGCTATCTTATTTGGTGGCATCAACAACATGCTCAAGGGCCCGCTACTATGCGTAAACTT